GGCCACGCCCGCTTGGTAGCCAGTGAATGCGGTTTGGTACTGGCCAGTCAGCGCGTCAATGTTGGCTTTGTACTGCTTGGCCAAGCGGTCAATGTCAGATGTGCTGCGCCGGGCGATCTGGCGTTGTTTGAACTGGGGCAGTGTGGCCATTACTGGATCCTCATGCCTGCGCTGCCGAGATCCATACCTAGACCCAGCTCGGCATCCATGCGCTCGCCTGAGAGAAGGGATCTGCGGCCACCACGGGTGCGAGCTCTGAGCGCGGATGCCTCGGCAGCTGCAGCTTTGCGGCGCTCCTCATCGGCTGCGGCCTGCACTTCTTTGGCCTTGCGTTCCATTTCCAGCTTGTTGGTCTGGTAGTTTTGCTGCGATGTTGCAAACTGCTCGCGAGCGATGTTGGCTTGTTGCTCAAGGGACGCGCCTTGCTTGGCGTATTCAGCGGTTTGCTTGGACAACTCAAGTCGCATGGCCGCTTGGTCAGAGGCCTGCTGTGCAAGCATGCTGCGTTGTTCGCGCTCAGCTTGTTGGCGTGATTTACGCGCCTCGTTGGCGGTATAAGCAGAACTCAAAAGAATAGCGCCAGCAATATAAAACGGCATAGTTAACCTCCAATCAGAACTTCATCAATCTTGTCTGCATCAGTCTCTTGTGTCGCATGGATGCAAAACCAAACGCTATCTTTATGAGCTGTGATTGTGTGATGTTGACCAGCAAGAATGTTTATACAGGCCGGTGCCTTGTATTCTGTTTTCACGCCGTCCACTTCTACAGTCACATCGCCCTTGGCCAAAATACTCAAATGGTCATACGTGTGCGCGTGGCTGACAGCAAAGTGTTTAGCAGGCAGCATCATTTGCTTAGCGTATAGACCAGAAGAAAAATGGTGTACTTCACCCAAATCAATGTCAATACTCATAACAGCAATTTTATAAACCACAAACTACACAGGCAACCCCTGTATATCGCGGTGTTATACCCTACGCAAACACGTCAAAGTCGGTGCTGGCGCTTGATTGCCCCATGGGTCGGCCGCCGAGCTGGTGTGTGCGTGTCATGCGGTTGTATTCACCGCCGCCCAGCATGAGGTAGCCAAAGGAGTCGCCAATGTGCGAGTGCTCATTCTTGTTTGGTGCGTCTCTAAAGCGCTCTTGGCCTGCGCCAATGGCAACGCGCTTGAAGTGGTAGCCACCAGCAAGTGATTTACGCAGCAGCTTGCACTCGCGGTTGACTATGAGACCAGGCTTGCCCATGATTAGCCTCTGCATGGGGGCGGCAGACGCCTCACGTCGCACCTTGAAGTCATTGGACGCTGTCGGCTGCGCACGCAAGCCCAGTGTTTTGAGGTAATCAAAGGCTGTGACCTCGTATATCGCGTCTCTGGCCATGCCGGCTGGGTCGCCCCAGATCATTACCTGGTGGTTGGGGTAGCGTTGGTTGAGTTCTCCCAGCAGCTGGTGGCCAAAGCGCTCTAAGCCCATGTCAAAGGTGACGATTTCTTGGTGGATTAGCCACCGACCATTGGGCAGACGCTGGCCGATGGTGGCAGCTGGGGTCAAACCAAAGTCCAAGCCCACTTGGATGGGCGTATTGGGGTCAATATCGGTGTCGCCAGACATGGTGCTGTCTTCATACTCTGGCCAGACGGGTCTGCCTTCTTGCACATAGGTGTATTCGCCACCGGCGTAGCAGCGGATCCAATCCAGATTCTTGCCAAGCAGCATTTGCTGGTAGTAGCCGGGTGGCAAGTTGTTGATGTTCTCAGCTTTGGGGTTTAGTTTCCACCATTTGCTAGCTGAGAAGACGTGATCGTTGGCCTCTGGGTTTTCTGGCAGCTCTTCAACGTCCACGGGTATCACGCCACCAGGCTGCTTAAAGAACTTCCACGCATACGGGCCGGTCATCTTCTCCCTCTCGGCCATCCTATGCCACCAATGATCATCATCTGGAGGATTTGTGTCCATCCAGATGCCGTGCCAAGTAGCGCCACCGTCTCTCTGGGTGGGGTATCGTCCAACACGGTGGGTCAATCCATCGATCACGGCCTTCGGGAGCTCACGCGCCTCGTTAACCCAAGCACCTGTGAGCTCTAAAGAGAGTAGTTTCCTAACGTCTTTAGGTTGATCAAGGGCAAGGAAAATGACCTCGCAGTCGATGCCGGCGGCGTCGCCCCTGGCTGGCAGTCTAATGTGGTGTGTGATGGGTGGTGTCCACAGCAGGTTACCAAACGTAGCCTCTGGGAAGAGGTCAATCCACGTTTTAATCGTGGTGGTCTTGAGCATGGGGTAGCTATTTCGCACGATAGCCCAGCGTGAATAGCGTATGTTGTCAATGGGTGAAGGCTTTTGCTGGACAGCTTTGATGAAGATCTTGGCCGCACACCCGTAGCTCTTGCCAGAGCCCACAGGCCCCATGATGCCTTGTACAAAGTTCTTGCTCTGGATAAAGTCATAGATGACAGGCGACTCGCTGAAGTCTAGGTTTAGCCCAGCGATGGGGATAGCTTTAGTTGAATGCTCTTTTGTTTTCACGCTCAAGTCCAAATGTATTTGTTAAACATGTAAAAGAAAAAGCTAACCACGGCAATGATCGCCATGAGTATTGCAAAGTCACTTAGTGGTGGGTCTCGGTGCGGCCCAGTGATCACGTCCTCGTTGACGTAGTCTTTGGGATAGGCCTCCTGCAGCGTGCGTGGGAACACGCGCACAGTTGGGTGACTGTCAGTCAAGTGCTGCTTCATCATCGTCAACCTCCTCACATAAGTCGCAACCTGGGTGATCCGGATCCCTGCAGTTAGGGTGAGCCATAAGCATACCCTTATACCTGCGCTCATGCCTGTCCTGCGCCTTGAGCTCCTCAATGTCGTACTCGTCGGTCATGTGTTCTTCTCCTTGAGTTTGGCTTCAATGCCTCTGAAAAATTCACGCCAAAAACTATCGGTCGGGTCTGATGCTTCCATTTTTTCAGCGCAATCTGCAATTTCCTCATCTGTCAGCCCAACCCATTTGCGCTGTGGTTGCACAAGCTCAGATGCTGCAAAAGACATGGCTTGCCCTAGTTTCTTGACCAACACTTGCTCAATTAAAGGAACAATGGCTTCTTTAAGATACTCCCGCAGAGCTTCCTCTTGCTTTGTATTCATGATTTCACCTTTAATGGTTCGCTAACAATCCGCTTGCATAGTTTGCATTCACGATGATAAAACCCACCATAAATCCATGCCCTATCTGTCATGAGGTGACCTGTTTTTTCACAAAGCCACCATCCAAATTTAATGTACCAAGGTTGATCCATGTCTTACTCCTTAATGCCGTGGGCGGCTTCGATGGCTCGGGTAAAAATTATTCTGCTGTCCGTAGTTGGTGGGCGGTTGTACATTATTTGTAAATTCTCAAGCACAGAATAAATTTCTTGCTCCGTCAGCGGCTTGCGCTGTGGTGGGGTGGCGTAATAACGCTTGAGCATCCATTCCATAACATCACGCGATACAAACTGTCGTGTGTTTTCGTATATTTCTTGCTCAAGGTCGTCTAATGTCGCCACAGGCTCTTGCTCTGGCTGTTCCATTGACTGTCCACATTTCACACACTCACCACGCACCCATTCATGCTCTGGCTGTGCCAAGGCTTCTTTGACTGCATCACGGGCTATCTGCCACTTCATCAGGCTTGTTCGGTCTTCCAACGCCTCAAGCGCCAGTTCTAATGCTTTTCTCATGTCTCCCCCCTTGGTGCCACCACATTGATATCAATCACAGATGGCTTGTTGCTGCCATCATCTGGGTTGTCAAGTAGTCCACTAGCCTTGGCCAGCAGCCTCAAGACTCCAACCTTGTCATAGAGCTCAATGTCCAGCGTGGAGTACACATTGCCATCAGCGTCCTTCTTGCTGTTGACCTTGATGCTCTTGATCGCGTGCAGCGCATGCTCAGGTATATCGCTAGACCTCTTCACCGTCACATTGCCCTGCTCATCCCAGCTCATGATGTCTGTCAGCTTGGTGTTGGCCATGCTCAGCAACGCATAAGCCACAGCTTCCCTGTTGGCCACCAGCGTTGTGCTGCGATCCAGCCTGCGCTGAATAGACCTCACCCCACCCCAGTTGGTCAGGGGAGGGATCACGGTTGACTTAACCCGTACCATCACGCGCTTTCAGCATTGCGTCTGCCATGCGGTACGCTTCTTTTGCGGCGATGTCTGTTGTTGCAGATACCGCAAAGCACTGAGGCAATGCCTTTGCCGCAAAGTAGTCACGAAGGCTCATGCCTGTTACATGCAAACCAAGAGTCTGTGCCCCATGGTTATGTAGCGGAAATGCTGGTGGGTTGTTCATGTCAGCCCCCATCAGAACGGTATATCGTCATCATTGTCAAACACCGCAGGCTTGGGACTCGGCTTGGGAGCAGCAAACACAGGCGCAGCAGCAGCCACAGACCCGCCACCAGAAGTCTTGGCCTTGCCAACCTTGATCTTGAACCAAGCCGTGCCATCAGGCTTCTTGTTGACGTAGATGTCCAAGAAGTGCTTAGTCCCGTCAGGCATCACAAACGTGCCCTTGTAGTCTCCGTGCCACGCCTCAGTCTTCTCAGCGTTCTTCCACGCCTTGCCCTCACTGGGCTTGATCTCATTGTCGTTTGTCATAAAAGTCCTTTACATGATTGTCGTTGAAAAAGTAGGGAAAAGCTCCCAAGGAAAAAGGAGGGAAAATTTTGGAGTGGGCCCCGTACGCAGTACGGAAGGGGCGGGGGGGCAAGGGTATCGATTTGCGCACACGGCTGGCCACGCCCTGCCTGCCGCTGGCCACGAGAACACATGCATGCCTGACCCTGCCAGCAGCCAGACACGCATCGATCTGCCAGCCCTGTACAAAATCCATACGTTGGAATGCTGGTTGGACAGACCGAATTACAAGCCCTACAACGCGCTGACAGGTCGAGTGGCTACCCTTGCCTAGACCAGCCTGTGATCGTGGCTTGTAGACCCCTTCTGACCCGCGGAGGAGGTATCCAATCATCTGGCATCTGCCTGCAACTGCCTGATCCCTGCCATCAGGACTGCCGAGCTGGGCTTGATGCCCTCGGCTGCGTACAGCGGCAGCAGGGTGTCGAGGCAGTCTCGGATCTGCTGTGCAGACATGCCGTCGCTGACAAGTTGTTGCAGATCTTGGTTGTGCAGAACAGACATGTTGTCTTCTTCTTTTAAGTAAACTTCTTCACATGTTGTCTTGTTCTTGTGTTCTATACAACCCTCAGAGGTTGTGCCATAAACGCCTTTAGGTTGTATCTGGACAGAGTTATCCACAGGCGCTGGTTGTGCCTGTTTGCTGTCTTGTTGTACAACCTCTGGAGGTTGTGCCTGTGATCCCTTGGCTTGTGCCTTTTTGATGGCTGCTTTCATGTTCTTGACGGTGACTGTCTCGCCTTGTTTGGGCATGGTTGTGTACCTCTTGGTTGGTTGCTTGAGTGCTTTGCTGATTGCTTGGGCGACTCTGCGCTGGCCCTCTGGATCTGGTTTGTCTGCTTCCATTGCTTGCTGCTCCTTCATGTAGGGTGGTCTGGTGTCTTCGATGCTGCTGGTGATGCTGACTGCGTCCTCGGCACTGATGCTTGGGTCGAAGATGACACGCCAAGTGGTGTGCCTTGCGCCGGGCATGGGCTTCTTGAGTACCTCTAGGTAGCCTGCTTTGATCAGCTTGACAATGTGCTTGCTGATGGCTTGCTGGCTGATGCCGAGCCTGTCTGCCATGGTCTTTTGGCCAACCCATGTAATCCCAGACCGGTTCATGTAGCTGCATATCAGGATGAATGACCTGATCATGCCGGGTGTTAGATCCTTGTCTGTGCAGGCTCGGATCGGTATGACCGCGATCTTGCGCTGATCAGGTGCCAGCGGCTCTTCCTTGATCTTGGGCTTCTTGGGTATGGCAAAGTTGACAGGCTCAGTCATCGCGTTCACTTGGCTGCCTTCCATAGCTTGGTGACGTTGTTGGCCAGCTCATCGGCTGACTCTTGGCCACGCTTGTCAAGCACCGCCATGATGTAGTCCCGCCTGCTGATCTGCGGGGTTGACTTGCGCCTGCGGTTGACCGTGACAGGCAGCTTCTCCAGCACCCACTTGGCCTCGGTGTATGCCCGGTAGGCTTCGCTGTAGCTGCCCACGCTGGTGCCATCTGGCAGCGTGATGAGCCGGGCATCTGGGTGCACCTTGCCGCATGCTGGGCAGGCCAGCTCATCTACCGAAGACACGGCTGATGATCTTCTTGCCAAGGCTTGGCTGCTCTGCCTGCCAGCGCCTCTCCAGCTCAGCTGTGAGCTGTTTGCGCAACCACTTGGCACCGCCAAGCTGGTGAAACATCTCACGTTGTCCGGCAGTTACCCGCGCATAGATCTGTATGTTCACACCGGTGATATCGCTTTTACCTCTTGGCATCGCTGTCCTTCAATATCTCTTCGTTGAGCTCAAACGCAATGCGCCTGACCGAGTCCAGCAGCTCTCTGAGGTCGGCCACCGTGTTCATCTCGCGTTCAAGCGCCTGCTTGAGCAGCTCAATCTGGTGCTGGAAGTTGCGTATCTCACCGTTGGCCTCTTGGCTGTCACGCACGGTGCCCTCATCGTCGCGAAATAGCTTGACGTAGCTGACATGCATCATTTTTGCTCCAAGAATTTCAACATCAACCACAGCACAATCAGGGTCAACAGCGAACCCAGCAACATGAGTGCTACCACCCAAAAAACAGTCATCAACATGATTTTTTCTCCTCGTTTACCCACACATGGCAGGCGTGATGCAGGCTTGTCTCAAGCTGCTGGCCGTCCTTGGCCGTGATGTAAGGGTCATCTCTGACCACCACAAACAGAGTGCCGCTGGGCGTGCTGATAACACGCCTGACAAGCCTGTACTTCTCGCCCGTGCGCAACAGGGTGAACTGCTGGCCGGGCATAAGCTGGCGCAAGTACTTTCTCATGTATACCCATCCATTTGAAATTTGAGCTTGGCTTCCTCAAGCGCACCAAGCACCATCAGTCGGTCAGAAGCCGTTGATGTCTTGATTTTGAATTGACCTTTGTCTTTCCAAAAGCACAGCACAATCACCGTGTCAGGCGCTTCGTCAATTGCTTCATTCAGCAATGCCTTTGCTTGCACCTTGTGGTGATCAGGTATGGTTGCCGATCTCAGTTTGCTCATTTGTTGACCTCCAATGCCCAATGTAAAAGCGCCAGCGCGTCTGCCTCGTTGTCGTCAGTGACTGGATGGCCAAGCAGCTGCATGGCCTCGACCATGTCGTGCTTGCCTGCGTTGCCCCTGCCCGTCGCATGCTTCTTGATCGTGCCCACCGGCACGCCTTGGTAAGGGATCTTGTGGTGCTCACACCATGCCGTCAGCGTGGCCATCAAGCCACCGTAGACATGCGCTGAGTCAGTGCTGGCATGCCTGCGCACCTCTTCAAAGTAAACCGCCTGCAGCTCGCCGCCCACGGTGCCCTTGAGCTCACTGAGCCACTGCTTGAACCGCAGATAACGCATGCCGCCGCCCTCGTACCTGCCGGGCTTGAAGCTGGCCCAGCCATGGACAATGCTGCCGTCCATGGGCCTGCATGCCCAGCCCGTGGTCGTGCCTAGATCCAATGCCAGTATGGTTTCATTCATGGCCCGAGCTCCGCAGGCTTGTCGCCGGTGGCCACCAGCGCCAGCTCAATCAGGTACAGCGGTACAGGTCGGCCTTCACGCACCCTGTCCAACAACTTGTGTGCTTCGGCTTTGCTCATGGCTGGCGCACTCCCGACAGGAACCGCTGCAGCCGGGGCTGGAGCTCACCGTAGCGGGGCGCGAGCTGCTCGCGCACACACTGGTCAATCAAAGACGACACGCTGCGGCCTTGGTCAACAGCTGCCTTGTCAAGCAGCTCCCGCGTGGCAGGGTGCAAGCGCATGAGAAAAGGTTTGAGTTTAGGTTTCATGGGCGCTGAGTGTATATCTACCTGATACCGCATGCCCAGCCAAATGTGTTGTATTAGGGTAACTCCCTAGAAAATACTTGGTTTGGGTACTTCCAAAGCGATATACAAACCGTGCTATGATTCGCTCATGTTCAACAGGCAGATAAAGCCTACAGGAGTTCAACATGACCACACTAGCCCAACAGATCCAAGACATCGAGCGCCAGCTCCTTGTCATTGAGCACACAGCTGCCAACTACATTGGCGGTGACAAGGCCTACCACTCTGGCCAACAGACCTTCTTGAAGCCTGCAGCACAGCGCAAAGTTGACTTGCTCAACAAGAAGCTGGACGCATTGCTTGACCAGTGCGAGGCTTGATCATGTCCACCAAATACGTCGCCTACTACCGCGTTTCCACCGACCGCCAAGGCCAGTCAGGTCTGGGTCTTGATGCCCAGCGTGCAGCTGTGGCCAAGCACATCGCCGCTGCCGAGCTGGTGGCCGAGTTCACCGAGGTCGAGTCTGGCCGCAAGAACGACCGCGAGCAGCTGGCCGCAGCACTGGCCACCGCCAAAAAGGCCAAGGCCACCTTGGTCATCGCCAAGCTGGATCGCCTTGCCCGTAACGTGCACTTTATCTCTGGCCTGCTGGAGTCCGGCGTGCCCTTCGTCTGCGCAGACATGCCCGAAGCCGACCGCACCTTCCTTCAAATGATGGCCGTGTTTGCTGAGTGGGAAGCACGCAAGATCAGCGAGCGCACAAGGGCAGCGCTGGCGCAGGTCAAAGCACAGGGCCGCACCCTTGGCTGCCCAACACCTGAGATCGGCTCAGCCATTGGTGTGGCCAAGATCCAAGCCAAGGCAGACAAGTACGCCGACCGGGTCGGCCCCATCGTGCGCGACATCATCGCCAAGTCTGGCGCAGACACCATGCGCGACATCGCAGCAGCCCTGCAAGCACGCGGCGTGGCCACACCACGCGGCAATACCAACTGGAACGCCAGTCAGGTGTCCAACCTCTTGAAACGCATTTAAGGAGCGAAACCATGAAACAAAAATTCAACACCGGCAAAGTGATCATCGGCTCAGCTCATGAGCCTGACCTCATTCCAGAATCAGACCCTGACATGCTGCGCCTGCAGCGTGCCTTGCTGCCACCACCACACAAACTTGAGATCAGAGCAGCCGCAGCTGCCGACATAGCCCTGTATGTGGTGTCGGCCATCGCGCTGGTTGTGATCATCTTCGCATGAAGGTTGGCCAGATCATCCGAGATGCGCAGCTTGATTTGTTTGAGCAGCGCGATGCCGACTTCTTGGCACGGTGCCGGGTGGTCGCTGCCGAGGTCTGCCGCCAGCATGGCAGTGTCAGCATCAATGATGTGCGCGAGCGGGTTCAAATCCCCGCGCACCTCCACCCATCTGTCTTGGGCGCGGTCTTCCGCACCAAGCAGTTCGTCAAGGTTGGCCTTGTTGAGGCCAATCACCCCCAAGCGCATGCCAGAGTGGTGCGCGTTTATCAACTACAGGAGAATTAAATGGCAGGCAAACTGACCGACGACAAAGCAATGAGCGCATCGCGCTTACCCGGCCTGATGGGCTTCAGCAAATACAGCACCCCCAATGATGAGCTGCAGTTCAGCATCAACGCCATCGACGGCAAAGAACGGCCCGACATTGGCAATGAAGCCATGGGCTGGGGCAACACGCTGGAGCCGGTGATCCTGATTGAAGCAGCCAAGCGCTTGGGGATCAATGACTACGACACCCAGATCGGGCACGCCTACACCCACAACGCCGTCGCCCTGTCGTGCAGCTTGGACGGCATTGGCTTCGGGCTTGGCCAAGAGATCACCACCGACCCCGACAAGGGCCTGTATGTGGTTGGCCAAGACTCAATCATCTTGAACGGCCCCGGCGTGCTGGAAGCCAAGCTCACCAAAACCATGCCCGAGGATGTGCCACACCTTGCACGCGGCCCCATCCAGCTGCAAGGCCAGATGCTGATCACCGGCCACAAGTGGGGTGCGGTCTGCGTGCTGTACCAAGGCATTGAGCTGCGCGTGTTCCTGTTTGCCCCGCATGACGAAACCCAAAAAGCAATCATCAAAGCTGTGCTGGCCTTTGAGCACAAGCTGCAGACTTACCGTGACAGCGGCGCAATCGATTGGTACCCGCCACAGTCAAGCAAGGAGATGGATCGAATCTTCCCGCAGGCTGCGGCCAAGGAAGAGATCAGCCTCGACATGCAGGCCGAGCGCTTGGCTGAGCAGCTGCTGGCTGCCAAGTCTGTGATCCGCGAAGCCGAGGCCACCATTGACAACAATGAAAAGCAGCTTAAAGAACTGATGGGGCAGGCCGAGCGTGGCCGAGCTGGCCAGTACGTCATCAGCTGGCCCATGCGCAATTACAAGGCAGCGCCAGAGCGCTTGGTGCCAGCCAAGGAAGCCTACTCTGTGCGCCAGTCCACGCTGACCATCAAGGAGCGGTCTTGAACTTGCAAGGCAGGCCCGACATGCAGCAGGCCTACGAAGCAGCTGTCGTGGCCATGCTCAACGCCACCGACTGCACCGAGCAACAAGCCGAGGCCTTTGTTGAGGCCATGGCCAACCTGATCTTCACCACCATGCAAACCTACTTAACCGAGAGAGAACCAAATGGAACTAACCACCACTAACCGAGGCTTTGCGCCAGCAACGCTGACCGAGGCCATCCAATTCAGCGATATGCTGGCCAGCTCCAGCATGGTTCCCAAGGCCTACCAAGGCAAGCCGCAAGACATTCTGGTCTGCGTGCAGTGGGGCTATGAGATGGGGCTGGCACCCATGCAGGCCCTGCAAAATATTGCTGTGATCAACGGCAAGCCCAGCGTGTACGGCGATGCAATGATGGCGCTGGTGCAGGCCAGCCCAGTATGTGAAGACGTTGAAGAATTCTTTGAAGGCGAAGGCACACCCAACCCGGTGGCCGTCTGCATTGCCAAGCGAAAAAATCGCAAGTCAGTGGTTGCCAAGTTCAGCGTCGAGGATGCCAAGCGAGCTGGCCTGTGGGGCAAGCAGGGCCCGTGGTCGGCGTATCCGAAACGCATGATGCAAATGCGAGCTCGCGGCTTTGCGCTGCGCGATGCCTTTCCTGATGTACTCAAGGGCTTGATCAGCGCAGAAGAGGCAGCCGACTATCCTGATGAGGCCAAGCCACGGCCAGTGGCCAAGCCAGCCAACCCGCTGGATCTGGTGGCCAAGCCGGAGCCGGTGGCCATACCTGTGCAGACCAGCGACCCAGTCATCATTGAGGCAGCGCTGGCCGACACGGTTGAGCCGCAGCTGGAAGACTTTGCTACAGCTACAGTTGCTACAGTTGCTACAGATGAGTCAGGTGTAGCAGAGCAGCCCATCGGGTATGCGCTGCTGGTACCCGGCAAGGAGGAGGCCTTTTCAATCCATGAGGACTTGGATCAGTGGGCAGATGCCTACGAAGATCTGGCCGACAAGACAGCCAGAGCTGGCAAGCGGCCTGCACGCGAGCGCATGACCGCGCTGAAAGAACTACGCTTGGCCAACGAAGACACCATCGGACGCATTGACATGGTCAAGCGCATCAGGCACACAGCCAGCTACAGCCAGCGCATCAAAGCGCTGGGTGCATCGCAGGGTTAAGCTACCAAGCCCGGCAAGTATTGAGTCTTACCTGCCACCTTGGTGGCGGTGAGCTCTTGCTTTTTGAGGTTGGCTGGATCGTATGAGACATGCACCCAGCCGCTGTCTGGAATGCCGGGCGTGTAGAACTCAAGAATGAGCTGCGTGTACTCAAGGTTGTCCATGATCCACTGCGCCAGATCGGCATTGGCCACGCCGGGTATCTCAATATCGGCTGCTCGGCCAAGGCAATGGTCTGAGGTCTTCGACCCTCCGACCGCTGCATTCGACTCAGGACTGCGGAACCCAGAGTTCACCTTCACGCCCTTGCCGTAGTGGTCGCGCACAGGCTGCAGCACCTTCTCGCACAGCAGGCGCAGGGCTTCAGTCTCAGCTTCACCGGGTGTATTGTCAAAGCCCATGCGCAGGGCTGTCTCTGACTTGGTCAGCTCATGCAGGGAAAAATTAGCGGTCAGGTTCATGGTTTCCTTTCAGTTGTTGGCCAAGAGTTGGTCAGGGTTCTTGAATCAGTGGCGTGTCCATCAGCTTTTGTCGCCAGCTCTTCAAGAGCTGCAGCACACTGGTCGAATAAGGCTGCGGCGGTGGCGGCGTAGTCTCTGCTGGAGGCGCAGGTAGCTGTGGGCAGGGCGCTGGTGGCGGTGTTGATCTGGTTGCGCAGCCCGTCGCGCTCAGCGCGAGCAGCAGCAGCAGCAGCAGCATTCTCTTGAGCACGCTTTGCCGCGAGTCGTAGTGCGTCATCTTTTTTCCTTTGCATCTCGGTGGTTTGTTCCATGGCCTGCGCAGTGGCAGCTGCCACAGCAGCCGCGTTGGCCGCCTCAATCGCAGCAATCTCTGCATCCTTGCGCCAGCCCTGCACAACAAAGCCAGACGCAAAGGCAGCCGCCAGCATGGCAGCAGCGATGGCCAGTTTAAGCATCGTTCATCTTGCCGCGTATATAGGCGGTGGCTGCCATAAAGGCGACCACGATGGTGCCCATGGCCGCGGCAAAGGTTGTGGCCAATCCCATGATCAGCTGCACCCGCGAGTCGGTGATGTAGGGCAAGCACAAGAACATGATGATGGCAAACGGCAGGCCCATGGCCACCCATGCCATGACACGCTGCTGGTCGGCCAGCTTGTCCATGTTCTCAATCTGCATCATGCGCTCGCTCTTTGCGAGCTCGTCATCAGTCACAACACCATCATGGTTGGTGTCAAACTGGTCGTACATTGATCCCTTCTCAAGCTGCTTACTCATCCTTGGTTCCTTTCCTTTGTTGTTCCACTTGCTGTCTAAGTTTCTCCACCTTCTCAATCGACTGCTTGGCCTCGTTCTTTGTCTCCAACACGTCGAGGTACAGCATGGCCAACAACGGCAGCATCAGCCCAGCGAGCAGACAGGCCGCGATCCACCCAATCATGTCTTGCTCCAGCGACCGATCAGGAGGAGCCACAACCACAGGTAGAGGAGGAATAGGG